GTGGCCAAAATGCGCCTTGTCGGGCGTTGTGGGCTTGCCAGTGGGTCCAAAGTGGCCGGATGGGCCCTCGGCCTTCTCTTCCTCGGAAAGCTCACTTACGGGCCTGCCGGTAGACCAGTACTTGGCATGGGTAATGGTCTTTTCCATGTTCTTGGCCAGCGGGGAGCCGCGCTTAACGTCGGTCACCATGTACGAGCCCTTGGGCGGCGTCTTGTGGCCCTCGTCGTTCACGAGGTCGTCACCCTTGGCGGTCGTGGCTGTTATGGTGGAGCGGATGCGCTGCTTGTCCCGGGCAATGTTCTCGGCCACCGACGCACCCTGCTTGGTCTTTGGCCCGACGTTGGAGTAGGTGACGTGGTAGCCGTTCTCCGGGTCGTGCATCTCGTTGGTCTTGCCGTACGAGTTTGCGGTGATGGGCGGCTTGCCTTCTTCGGCACGCTGCTTGTTTAAGCCCCGGATGACATGGCGGGATGACACGTCGGTCTCGTCCACCACGTTGGGACGGAACAGCAGGCGCATGTTTTTCTTGTCAGCTTTTTCGGCAGCCTCACGCATAGAGCCGGTGTGGGCCAGTATCCAGTCCTTGGTCATAGCCGGGTCGTGCTTGGCTTGCTCGTGGCATGCCCGGCGCACGGCAGCGTTGACGTACTGGGACTCAGCATTGGGCGCAAAGCATGTGCCCCGCATAGTGTCCACCACGCCGCTCTTATCAACCCCACCGCCGCAACCCTCGGTCTGGCCCGCGCAAGTGTTGAGCACGTGGCGCATCTCGTTTGCACCATGGCCGGATGTGTACAGGGCGCGGCCAGCAATGCCCTTGGACGCAAAGCCTTCGTAGCCCCGGCCCTTCTCGTCGTGCTCGTGGCGGACGGTGTCGAGCTTCTCGCTCTTGTCCAGAGTGTTGGCGGTTTTGCCAATGTGCTTGGCCATACGCAGCTTTTGCAGGGCGTCTTGTTCCGCGCCGATCTGCTCGTGCAGTGGCTTGTCAAAGTGCTCTTCTAGGGTTGCTTTGAGGATGCGACCCATCTGGCCAACGGTCAATGGGGGGCGATTCTCAGATCCGTAAACTGACGCACGGGCGTCGTTGATCTTGTTCATGCCCTCTGCGTGCTGGGTTCCTTCCAACATGTGCCGGGGAACTACGATGCCCTTGACGCCGCCAAAGCCCTTTGCGTTGACCAGAACTCGAGTGGGCTGCTTTTTCTGCGCCACTTCGGCGCGCATCTGTTCTACGGTTGGTGCCACATGACCTCCAAATAGGGTTTGGCGCGCATTCTACGCGGCATAGGGATTTTCCCTGTTACGGTGACCAGCGTCAATGTAGTCGTCCTCGTCCACCCATTCCCGTGGAAAGTCGATGGTCAGCCACCCGGCATCGCGCAGGTAGCGCAGGGCTTGGCTCATGGCGTCCACAAAGTCGTCATGGGCGGTATCCGGGAAGCTGCAGACCTGACTGACCATGCCCTCGGCCCAGTCTCGCACAAACCCTTTGCGCTTGCTGGACTCGGGTATCCACACCCTGCCCGCCTTGATAATGTTGGAGACGATGCTCAGTCGCTGGATCTTGTCGGCCTTGCCCGGGTTCCACGGGATCACTGGCAGGCCAGCCCGGCGCAGGTCTTGGATCAGGCTGATACCGGCGCTCTTGTCCTCGATCAGCAGGACGTCCACGCGCTTCTTCTCCCGGCCGTCACCGTAAACCGTCTCATACTCGTCCACGATCCGGGGCCGCAGGTCGGGGTACTGCAGCCGGTCCTGCCAGCAGTCGATCACCATCACGCACATGCCGCCATCGGTAGGCTTGAAAACCCCAAAGGTTATGTGAGCGGTCGGATCGTTCTGCGTCTTCTCGCTGGTGGCCACGTCCATGGACTGCACGATGTACTCAAATTTTGGGAATTCCCGGCCATCGGGCCACAGGCGGAACCAGTCGCGCTTGACGATGCCGCCTTCCTCTGGGTCAATGATCTCCGCATGGATCTCCTGCCGCCCGAGGTTCGTGCCCTCATAGCTCAGAATCTGCTTTTTGAACGACGGCGCGAGGTTATCGATGTTGCTGTACGTGCTGGCCCGGGTGATCACCACGTCGTCGCCTTCACGGGCGATCAGGTCCATCACAACATCTTTTGGTTTTGGTGTGGTGGAGCAGATCAACCGGGTGTGCTTGCCCAGCCGGATGCCGAACTGGATCATGTCCCAGCTTTCCTGCAGGTACTCCCACGCGGCCAGCTCGTCCAGCCAGCCACCGTGGAACTGCGGACCCCTGAACCTTTCGGGCTCGGACGCCGGGATGCCTTTGATGAGGGAGCCGTTGATCAGGACAAGCTCATGCAAAGATTTGTTGTAGTCCTTGATCAGCTCCGGCGGAATGACGGACATCAAGCCGGAGTCGCCCTCAAAGCAGGTTGCCCGCAGGTCGCTCGATGTCGGCGCGGATACCAGCCACCGGGTGCCGGGCTGCTCCCATGCCCACCATGCTAGGTTCTCTGCGGCCGACCGGGTCTTACCGGCTCCACGGCCTGCACACATCAGCCAGACGGACCACCAGTCGCCTACGGGCTCAATCTGGTGCCGGTGGGCGGTCATGATCCACTTGGCCCGCCATGCGAACGCAATGCGATGGCTTTGCGGTAGCTGTGCGAACTGATCCCGGAGCTTGGGGTCGCGCAGGATGTCAGCTAGGTTGCCCATCGAGCTTGGCCATAGACATGTACTTCAGGACCTCACCGAACACGTCAAAGCTGGTCTCGACCACCAGCGGGTTCTTGTCGTCACCGGCCACCACGGTGCGGTTGCCATACTTGGACGGGTCCCAGCAGGCCAGCAACTTTAGTCGGGTCTCAATGCGCAGCTTGCGGTGGCCGAGCATGTCCTCGATGGTCACCCGGCTGCCTTTGTCGTCCAGCACCTCGATCTGGCCAAGGTGAAAGTTGTCGGCGATCTCTAGCGTTTCCTCGGCCATTGCTTGGAATCCGGCCTCTCGCGCACGTGTGACCTGTAGGGAAAGTTCTTTGTCTTTCGCCACCCAATCGTACATCACCGTCCAGTGCGGCATATGCTCATCCCTACAGATTTTCCGTAGTGGCTCTCCGTCACTTAGGCGCATGCAGATCTCTGCTGCAAGCTCTGGGGTGTATTTGCTCGGGCGGCCCACTTTCTTTTTCGGGGCTACGAGCGCGTTATCGGCCACCACAGGTAGATTGCCCTCAACTTGGTCGTTTGGAGGCTTTTGTGGCCGTCTGGACGGCTTGGCGGTAGTTTCTGGCATGGTGAATCCTTATTCCTATGCGCTTCAGTGTAACTGGTGTTGGTACTCGCTATGCCGCAGGGCCATTGATACCATCACAAGTTGCGGCACTTGCTTTCCCAACACGACTGGAGACTGGCTTGTTCTTGCGGCTCCGTCTATCACGGCAACATGCCGAGACCAATCCCCATGCGTGATGGTCACCCCTTGCGGGGGTGAGTCGTCAACTATTCTTGCGATGTTCCCATCACCCGGCGCTCCATGGCTTTGTTCGCAATCTTGAGGCTTTTGATCTCCTCTTTCTGGCGCTCCACGGTGCTGGTCAGGTGCTGTATCCGGCTCATGGCGCTGTCAATCCAGTTCGATACTTCGGCTGGCATGTTGTAAACCTTGTCGGTTTTTGCTGAATGCACCAATGTCTTGGGCAAAACCTTTGTGGTTTTCTTTGCGGTTGCCATCTGATTCACCTCACTAAATCTGGCAGCCACGACATGCAGGCCACGAACAAAAAGAACATCGCCGCTATGAGCAGCTTGTCGCTGGTAGTTTCACTTTGCATTATATCTTTTTCCTCTTGTTGATGATGGATTGCGCCCACGGAATTACGAATTCATTGTAAGGAATTGGGACCTGTGGCTCATGGAAAAACTTGCGGCTGTTGAGCGTATGTTCAACCTGAAACTTCTCAGGTTCTGCCATCTTTATGGCGTGTATCAGGTCATCCAGCTCAGGCCGGGAAATGTGCATATCCTCCCGCTTAGGCCGGGCAATTTCTTTCAGCATTTTTTGATGTTGTTCACGTAGCATTGTTTAACTCCTATGTCATTGCGGCCATTGCCCAATGCAAGTCGTTTAGCTTGGGCGTGTTTTTTTTGAGGATCTTTTCTGCTTTGCGGTAATCGGATTTGTATTGCAATGCCAGTTTGTAGTCGCCGTTGACCACTCGGAACGGCACCCGCATCATGGCGCTGCTTAAAGCAGCCTTCAATCTGTCAATTTGCTCTTTTTCTTCGGCGCTCATATGTTCTCCTTCAATTGCTTCTGCTGCGCGTCAAACGCTTCTTTCCATTTTGCGTAATTGGCTTGGCAGTCCTCGCA